TATATTATTTAATTATAAAAAGGACATTTTATATATTAAAAACTTATAGGGGGGGGGTATGTTGGTTTGGTTAGGAAAATATTTATGATACACAATAAATATACGAGAAGGAAAAAAGGGGGTATTTAAAGATCCATTATTAAAATTTAAAAAAGAATGTAAAAGTACATTGTGAACTAGGTATGAATATACCTCTAGAATCAATTTTAAGGGGTCTAAAACCCATTTTCTTTATTTTTTAATGGTAAGGGTGCTTAATGGAGCTCGGAACGGGAAATTAGACCCGATTCCTCGCTTACTAGAGAAATCATGTTTAATGATTTTACTGAGGACAAATATTCAGAAAGGGGGTATAATATACATATAGGCTAGAGAAATAACTAAATCTTTCTAAGAAAGGATACAATCATGTGGACAGCTCCTTCTGCAACCGAACTCCGTTTCGGCTTTGAAGTCACAATGTATGTAATGAATAAGTAATTACATACGAAGTACAAAGACATAGCCAGCCCTTAAAGCTGGCTTTGTTATTTATATAATATATATTTATTATATTATTATATATATATATTTATTATTATATTTATATATTATTATTATATTATATATTATATATATATTATTATATATATATTATATTAAGATCTTATTATAACAGAAGTCATTCTGTTTGTCAACAACTTTCTAAACTATTTACAATCTTCTTCTTGGATACACATTATGGGGACCAGTTCAAAACTCAGCTTCCCTATACCCATAGTTTCTGAATGAAGTGAAGAACTCCTCCACATAGTGTACTCCCTATCTAAGATTCTTCCTAATCTGCAACGCAGTGAAGATTTCTCTTGACAAATTAATCTTCTTGTGATATAATTGTTATATAAGTGAAATATTATCTCCTTTAAGGACAAAGATGGCAGAAGAGTTTAAACCAGTTGACATAGAAATTGTCGTAGCAGAAGCTACCCATGAAGAACCTCCTAAACAAAAGCGAGGAGGACGAAGACCAGGTGCAGGGAGACCAGCTCTTGTTCGTTTAAACAAAGAACGAATGGCTCAGGGTTTAGAACCCATCGAGTACAAAAAGAACAAAATCATTAAGAAACGGAAGAGTGATGCCATTCTACCAGTTTCTAAAAAAGCAAGGGCACAAGAAATCTTAGCAGAGATGCTAGGAAGAGAAAGTAAATACATTGTCGAGAAAGTGTTACATAAAGCTCTTGACGATACAGATGATGACCAAATGGCTTGCCTAAAGATTGTCATGGATCGTATCCTTCCAGCTGACTATCTAGAAAAAGTTAAGGGTAAGAGTAATCAGATTAACATCCAAATTATGGGTGTGGGTGATACAGTGATACATTCGAGTGAAGAAGAAATACAAGAAGCTGACTACGAGGAAATAAAAGAAGACGATGGACAATAACGATACATTTACCCCTTATGCAGTAATTCCTAAGCAAGGTGGATTAGCTTATTCAGACTATCCTAATCCTTATGGAGTTCGTGCTTACCAAAATAAAAAGGGTGGCTATAGTGGAGAGATGATTCCTAAGTCTATAGGTTATTTAGGTCCACAACAAGGTCAAGGTAAAATGGCAGGACAAGTTATGACTGAGTTTTCTTTAGAAGATGATAAAGGAAGCTATCCTAGTTTAGTTCCTACATTAACACAACAAGAATTACAATCTGTTCTTAGCGGAGTTATTACCCCTGAGATAGATCAAAAAGCAAAAGCGTTTAGAGATTCAAGAATTAGTCAAGGACTTGATCCTTTTTTAAATACATTTAACCCATAATTGGCTAACTTACAAGTAAAGCTGCATGAAAAGCAGCTAGAAGTATTTAACGACAAGACTCGTTTTAAAGTTGTAGCTGCAGGACGACGCTTTGGTAAGAGTCGTTTAGCTGCATGGATGCTTCTCATTGAGGCGTTAAAGAGTAAGAATAAAGATGTATTCTATGTTGCTCCAACCTACCAACAAGCTAAAGACATTCTTTGGGGGTTGCTAAAGGAACTAGGACATGAAGTCATAACAGCTGCACATGAAAACACTTCCATCCTTACATTGGTAAATGGAAGAAAGATTTTCTTAAAAGGTGCAGATAGACCTGACACACTTCGTGGTGTGGGTTTAGCATTTGTAGTGATAGATGAGTACGCAGACATTAAACCTAATGTTTGGGAACAAATCTTACGACCAGCTCTAGCCGATGTACAAGGTGGAGCCATGTTCATAGGAACTCCTAAAGGTCGTAATCACTTTTACGAATTATATAAATATGCAGAGAGTGGTAAAGATGAGGAGTGGACTGGATTCCATTATTCATCTTATGATAACCCCTTAATCCCTGCAAAGGAAATTGAAGCTGCTAAACAATCCATGTCCAGCTTTGCTTTTAGGCAAGAGTTTCTAGCATCATTTGAAGCTGCCAGCAGAGATATTTTCAAAGAAGATTGGATAAAGATTGATGAAGAAGAACCTAGTGATGGTCGTTATTTTATTGCAGTTGACTTGGCTGGTTTTATTAATGTCGATAAAGAGTCGGGCAATAAGAATAGTAAACTTGACGAAACCGCTATCGCAGTGGTTAAGGTCCATGAAGGTGGATGGTGGGTAGCAGACATTAAGCATGGTCGTTGGGACATCAAAGAGACTTGTGAACAAATTATTAAAGCAGTAATGAAGTATGAACCAGTTGCTGTAGGTATTGAAAAGGGTAGCTTGAAGAATGCAGCCCTACCATACTTAATGGATTTGATGAGAAGGTACAATCATTATTTTAGAATTGATGATGTCACTCATGGAAACCAAAAGAAAACTGATCGTATTATTTGGGCTCTTCAAGGTCGATTTGAACATGGTAAGGTAACTCTTAATATGGGAGAATGGAACAATGAGTTTATTGATCAGCTTGTTAATTTTCCTAATCATTTGCTTCATGATGACTTGGTGGATGCTCTAGCTTACATAGATCAGATACAAGTTGTGGAGTACTTTCAAGATTATGAAGATGAAGAATTTGAAGTAATAGATGTTATATCAGGCTACTAAAAGGAAATCAAATGGCACAAAATAGATTAGTTGATTGGGTAATGAAATATGTTGAGGAGTGGAGAACACACCGAGATGACAATTACCTTACTGAGTGGAAAGAGTTTGAAAGACTTTGGCGTGGTGAGTGGGCTGCTGAAGATCGACTAAGAGACTCAGAAAGAAGCCGTATTACTTCCCCAGCTTTACAACAAGCTATTGAAAACCACACAGCTGATATTGAAGAAGCTGTCTTTGGACAAGGTGATCATCTATTCGACATTGATGATGATATGCTTGATCAAGATCCAAGAGATGTAGAGTATTTAAAAACCTACATGAAAGAGAAATTTAAAAAGAACAAGATTCGTAAAGCAGTAGGTGATATTACTTTATTAGCTTCTATCTATGGAACTGGTATTGGTGAAATCACAACTAAGAAAATTAAAGAGCTTGTTCCAGCAACAAGACAAATGCCTGAAGTAGATGCTATTGCTGTAGGTGTAGAAGAAAAAGAATCTGTATTAGTTGGTCTTAAACCAATCTCCCCACAAAACTTCCTTATTGACCCAACAGCAACTTCTATTGAAGATGCTATGGGTGTAGCTATTGAAGAATTTGTATCAGCACACAAAGTAGCTGAAGGTGTTAAATCAGGTATCTATAAAGACACTGACATTGAAGATGATGCAACACCTGATTCAGATTTAGAAGCTTCATGGATAGACAAAGAATACAATGACGATAAGATTAAACTTATTCGTTACTATGGTTTAGTGCCAGCAGCTTTACTTGATGGTCAAGAAGATGAGATTGTTGACTTACTAGGTGAAGATCAAGAGAAGTCAGAACTCATGGAAGAGTATGGTGACTTAGTAGAAGCCATTGTTGTTATTGGTAATGATTCTAACTTATTAAAAGCAGAACGCAGTCCTTACATGATGAAGGATCGTCCTGTCGTTGCTTACCAAGATGACACAGTACCAAATAGATTTTGGGGTAGAGGTGTTGCAGAGAAGGGTTACAATATGCAAAAAGCTATTGATGCTCAACTCCGTAGCCACTTAGACTCATTAGCACTTACCACTGTACCTATGATGGGTATGGATGCTACTCGTTTACCAAGAGGTTCTAAGTTTGAAGTAAGACCAGGTAAATCTGTTTTAACAAATGGTAATCCATCAGAAATTTTAATGCCATTTAAGTTTGGTCAAACAGACGGTGGCAACATTCAAACTGCACAAGCATTTGAAACAATGCTATTACAAGCTACAGGTACATTAGACTCAGCAGCTATGCAAACACAACCTGCTGGTGGTGAGTTATCTGTAACGCTTTCTAGCATCCTTAAGAAAAATAAACGCACATTAGTAAATTTCCAAGATCAATTCCTCATTCCATTTATTGAGAAAGCAGCTTGGAGATTTATGCAGTTTAATCCTGAAGAGTTCCCAGTTAAAGATTGGAAATTTATTCCTTCTTCAACATTAGGTATGTTAGCAAGAGAAGTAGAACAACTACAAATCATTAACCTACTTAAAACATTAGGTTCAGATAACCCAATTACTCCTATCCTTATCCAAGGTGTAATTGCTAATTCTAGCTTACCTAATAAGAATGTACTCTTACAACAAATTGCACAGGCTACTCAACCTGATCCACAGCAACAACAAATGCAACAAGCTGCTATGCAGTTACAAATGCAAGATGCTGCAGCTAAAGTTGAGAAAACTATGTCAGAAGTACAAGTTAATAAGACTATGGCAGCTAAAAATGTGGTGGATATACAGACTAAACCACAAGAAACTCAAGCTAAATTGATGACTGCTATCTCTACAAACCTACCGAATGAAGACGATAAAATCGCTGCAGAGTTCGATAGAAGAGTAAAAATAGCTGAATTAATGCTTAAAGAAGCTGATATGGACCAAAATCTTAAGATTGTAGAGAAACAAATGGAGTCAAGTAAGAAACCCTTGACAAATTAGTTTTTCTATGCTATAATTGTATTATAAACTCTCATTATACAC